TCACCTGCACTGCGACCGACGCGACGCACTTCACGGTGGTCGGCAGCACCTCTGGCGCGCTCGGCACCGCTACGGTTGGCACGCCGTTCACCTGCGCCGTCGCGCACTTCACGATTGTGGCCGGGGGCACGGCCTGGGTTGCCGCGGACACGATCTCGTTTGTGATGACGCTCCCCTGGACGACACTCCGTGGGAGCGCCGGACAGAACTACATCTGGAGCGCGCCGGGCAATGACGGCCTCGCGAACATCATCGTGGGCGTCCTTCGATTCGCCAGCGCTGCCGGCGACTACGACAACCTGCAGTTGATGGGCGCGTTCGGTTTCGACTCCGGCCAGGACTTCTGGCATCAGCCGAGCGGCAACACCGAAGAATACGTCGCCCTGTTCCGCGTGGGCAGCATGCCGTTCTGGTTTTCGGCGAACGGGCGGCGCGTGGTGATCGTTGTGAAAGTCAACACGACTTACCAGAGCGTCTACCTGGGTTTCATCAATGCGTATGCGAGCCCGCTTCAGTATCCCTACCCGCTCGCGATCGGCGGCTCCATGTCCTGGGGACCTGCGGTCTTCCATAACGCGCCACCGGTCGACGATCCGCGCTGGCGCTGGAGCTATACCGGCGCAGAGATGAGCGCATTTCCTAAAGCGTGGAGCAACAACTCTGCTCAGGACGGCAACGCGCAGATGAGGCTTCGCACGCCGGATGGCACCTGGAAGGGTTTCGACTACAACAGTTTAAACAGCGCCGGGCAGGGCAAGATCTGGCCCTACTGCGGTTACATGAACAATCTGCGCGCGAACCTGGACGGCAGCTATTTCATGATGCCGATCGTGCTTACTTACGACGATGGCGCGGCTGGCACGGTCAATCAGAGAAATACCTACGGCGAGTTGGACGGCGTCGCTGGCGTCACTGGCTACAACCAGGTTTCCGAAAACACGAACACCGTTGGGCGCATTCAGTGGCTGATGGTGCAGGACACTTTCCGCACGACGACGACCGACTACTTCGCAGTCAAGTTGGCTTAGAGAGAGGGGCTTCGATGGCCTATCAGACGGGCGTGCCCACGGACGAGATGGATCTGCTGCAGCAGCTGGTGACGTTCCTCACCGGACTCGGCTGGACCTCAGACTACAGCGCGGCGGAAGGACTCGGCTGGCGCGCGCACCTGCACAAGAGCGGCCTCTATGTGAATCTCCGCGCCATTCACGGGGAGACAGGATGCTGGCCAGCCCCCTTCGGCAGCGGAATTTGCAACGGCCTGGGCCTGAATGTGGGCACGGGCTTCAGCGTGAGCACGGCGGGCTGGTACGACCAGGCTGGCGTTCCCCAATATTTGCAGAGCGGGACTTACTACCCGTTCGGCGTGATGGGCCTGCACACCTCGAACTTCAGCCTGCCATCGCCGTACAACATGGCTCCGTTCACCCGCTACCATTTTTTCGCAACGGGCGACGACGTCGTAGTGGTTTTGGAAGTCACCCCTCTGGTGTTCGGCACGTGTGGATGGGGACCTTCGCTGAACAAGACGGGCGGCACCTGGACTGGAGGCGCTTACTTTTTCGGAGTGTCCGGAGCCCCATCCGCAACCCAGCAGCTGTTCTCTACCTGTGGATGTCCGTTCGCTTGCTACGGCGAGGGCGGTGCGGATGCAAATGGATTCGTGCGCGCCGACGTCGATTCCTACACGGGAGGTTGGGTCGCCAATTTCCACACTAACGAGGCAAGCTATGGGAAGTTCTGCACCAGCAACATTCCGGACTCGACTGATCCGCCGCAGGACGTGCCCTCTGCTCGCCAGCTGGTGATGCGTTCTTTTTCGAACCTGAACGCCCAGGCGAACCTGATCCCCGTAGACATTTTTGCGCACCGCGACGGCGGAGGCTATTCGCTTCTCGGCACGCTGCCCCGCATATTCGCAACCAGCGCCGCGACCTATGGGAATTTTTCATCGGGCACGGTGTATTCGATCGGGGGCGATAACTACATGGTTTTTGCGGGAACCCCAGCAGGGGTTCCCGGCTTCGCAATTTTGAAAACATGACCGACTTCGTGGGCCAACTCGAAAATCCGATGGTGCAGCTGGAGGCTTCGCACCTTGCGTTCAATCACGCGACCACGCCCGCGCTCGCGCCGCTGTCGGTTCGCTCCACAGACTTCAGTGGCGCGAGGGCGCTCGGCAGCCCAGCCGACCCGCCGCGCACGGCGCGCGGGGGAACGATGGCAGAGATGTTCGGCGGCGAGTGTCTGTTCGAGCGCATGATCATGAAGCCCCGCATCGTTTCCCTGGGGCCGGTGCTCACGCAGCGCACCATCGTGATCGACATCTGGAATTCTTTCCGCGACGTCGCGCAGTTCTTTACCGCCGTGGTCATCACCGGCACGGGCACCGTGCGCGTGATCACGCCAACGCTTCCCTATCGGTTTGCTCCGCTCGGGGAACTTTTGCAGAACGTGGTTTATCCGACCGAGGGCGATCCCGTCATCGCGCAGAGCATCGACTTCGTTTTCCCCGGCATCGACGGCACGACGCTCGAGGTCACCGGGGACCGGCTCGCCATCATGAGCATCGAGCCGAACTGGGAACCGGATGGCATCACCGAGCACCCGCAAATCTGGATGACCGACGTCCTGAAGTCCCATTCCGACAGCGAGCAGCGCGTGCAGCTGCGCACCATCCCGCGGACGAAGCTGAAGTTCCGCGTGACCCCGGATCGGCTCGGCAAGAGCCTGCTGGACGCGTTGCTGTGGGCATGGCAGAGCCAGATGCAGGGCGTTCCGTTCTGGCCCGACGCTCATCCCCTGGTCGCTCCCGCGTCGCCCGGCGACACCGTGCTGTACCTGGACACGACCCACCGGGAGTTCGCAGCCGGGGGCCTGATGATGATCTGGCGCAACGCGTTCGTTTACGAGGTGGTCAACATCCTTGCCCTGGTCACGGGCGGCGTGCAGCTGTCGAGCGGCATCGTGCTCGGCTGGGCGGCGGACGGAAACTCGCTTTGCGTCCCGGTGCGCCGCGGACGACTCGCCGACGTCCAGGACGTCACGCGCACCACCAGCCAGCTCGCAGAACTGGATCTGACGTTCGACTGCGAGGTGGTCTGAAATGTCCAGACCGCCCTCAAAATCTGAAAAAGAGGCCCGCTCAGGCGGTCTGAGGCGAAGAGTTGGGGCCTGGGCGGTGGCTCAGCACCCCCCAATCGCTCCTAGCGGCTCTAATGGGCATATCGTGGGCTGTGGATATCGTGTGGAGAACGGGTGATGGCCTTCCCATCGACTCAATACCGCGGCCTGGACGTGCTCGACCTGGAGCCGAACGCGGCGCACGCGAATGACACCGCGTTCCGGCGCTCGCTGCAGCGGCTCGACCCCGGCCCCGGCGCGCTCATCGTGATCGACCGCTCCGGCGTGGCGACCCTCGAAGCAAAGTCAGTGCCCTTCATGCTCAGGAACCGCGGGGAGATCGACGACTTTAGGACGTTCCTGCGGAATCGAAAAGGCAGGCTGAATCCATTCTGGTTTCCGACCTGGCAGGCCGACCTGGTGCTCGCTGCCCAGGCGGATATGGGAGCGGTCGCGATCTCCATCGCCAACACGGGTTACACCCGGTTCCAGTTTCCGAGCGTGGCGCGCCGCGACCTCGCCATTATTCTCGATGGCTCTCACATTCTCTATCACCGCGTGGTCACAGCCACGGAGGTTTCGGGGGGAACAGAAACGCTGGGCCTTGAGCATGCGCTGGAGAGCCTGATCAATCCCGGCGCTGTTCTGATTTCGTTGCTGCCGTGCTCGCGCCTGGCAGTCGACGAGACGCCCGAGTTCAAGTGGCAGACCACGAACGTGGTGGAGGCGACGCTGCAAATTCAATCGCTCCCCGGAGACACCCCGGCATGAACTACCCGCTGAATGAAGACCCCCTGAACGGCTGGAGGGAGTACCAACCACCTTCAAGAGAGACACTTCGCCTCGAAAACGCAGCCTTGCGAAAGCGTATGGCGATGGCGCTTGAAGCGATCGCGGAGATTTTGGGAGTTCCCCCGGAGTCTCCGGCATGAGCTACGACGCGATCGAGACGAGCCCCTACGGAAGCCAGCCCTTCGAGTTGTACGCGTTCATCACCGTCGATCAGCAGTGGTATTACACGAGCGGCGATCAGCCGATCACCTACCTGGGCCACACTTACTTGCCCGAGGTCATCAAGCGCACCCCGACGAACCAGACCTCAGAAGCGAAGGCCGGCACGGTGCGCGTCACGTTGCCGAAAGAGAATCCGGTGCCACAGCAGTTCGTCGCTTTCTCTCCGACGACGCCGATGTTTCTCGTGATCTACCGCGGGCACGGCGGCGACTCCGACGTGGTGGTGAATTTCACCGGGCGCGTCACCATCAACCGGTTCGGCGACTTCGGGGAGTTGAACTGTATCCCCGACAGCGACTTTCTCAAGAACAACGTTCCGGCTGTGAAGTTCCAGTCTCCCTGCAATCACTTTCTCTACGATCTGGGCTGCACCGTCGACAAAACGCTTTTCCGCGTGGGCGGCACCATCGCCACGATCAGCGTGGCAGGCGACGTGGTGACCGTTGCTGCAGCAGCATCGAAACCCGACAACTGGTTCACGGCCGGCTATATCGAGATCGGGCAGCAGCGCCGGATGATCCTGCTGCACAACGGGACGACACTGACGCTGCTCGCGCCGCTGTTCAACGTGGCGGTGGGCATGGCGGTAAATCTCTACGCGGGTTGCATGCGGGACTATCACACCTGTGTGCAGAAGTTCGCGAACGGCAAAAACTTCATTGGCTTCCAGTGGGTGCCGGTCAAGAATCCGTTCAAAGATCCGTTCAATTGAGGCGCGTATGGTTTTCTGGCTGATCATCGAGCTTGTTCTTCTGGTCGCATCGAGCGTGGTCACGGCGCTGCTCGCGAAATCTCCGGCTGGGAGAGCGAGCGCGCTCGGAGACTTCCAAGCGCCCACCGCGGAAGAGGGCCGCGTGATCCCCGTTATTTTCGGAACGGTGCTGGCGAAGGGACCGAACGTCGTATGGTACGGCGACCTCAAGGCGCTGAAAGTCAAACAGGGCGGCATTCTCGGACTCGCTAAAAAAACCGTTGGCTACAAATACCTGATGGGCATGCAGCTGGTGATCTGCCACGGCCCGGTCGACGGGCTGGTCACTTTGGGCCACGTCGAAAACCAGGCGGGCGTCCACGTGGGCGACGGCCAGGTGGTGGGAGTCTCCGTCGCTTCGAACGCACGCACGCAGACTTTCACCCTGACGGCGAACAATCCGCCCACGAGCTTCAGCGTGGTGGGTTCCATCTCAGGCTTCCTGGGCAACGCAACGGTGGGTGTGCGCTACGGGAACGGGCAAGTCGGGTTCACGATCGTGCAGGGGCCGACGACTCCCTTCCAGATCGGAGACCAATTCATTTTCGATACGGTGGTGCCCTCGGGCATCTTCGCGACCAGCAAAGCGGTGAATTATACGACCAGCGTGGTCATGGCCGGGGGGCACGAGGACTACATCGACATCGATATCCCAAACGACACGAACAACAAGAATCTGTTCGGCGGGGACCTCAGCGGCGGCGGCATCGCGGGCGGTGTTTCGTTCTACCGAGGGCTGCAGACCTCGCTGCCGAGCGCGTACCTCAGCGCGCACTTGCCCGGCGCAAATCCGGCCCCGGCTTATCTCGGGATCTGCCACTTCGTGTTGCGCCAGGTCTATCTCGGTACCCAGACCAGTTTGAACGACATGAGTTTTGTGATCCAGCGCTGTCCCGATCCGCTGGGCACGCACGATCACAACATCAATGGCGACGCGAACCCGGCGTGGATGATCTGGGTCTGGATGACTGACCCGGTGTTCGGCCTGGGCATCCCCACCGCGCGGTTTGATTCCGCGAGCTTCGTCGCCGCCGCGGCCACGCTCTACACCGAGCAGATGGGCATGAGCACGATCACCGACACCGAGACGAGCGCCGACGCGACGATCGCCGAGATCCTGCGCCACATCGACGCTGTTCTGTTTACCGATCCGGCGACCGGCCTGTGGACGCTGAATCTGGTGCGCGCCGACTACGATCCGACGACCCTGCCCGAGCTGACGCCGGACGAGATCCTGGAGCCCCCTGAAATGTCGCGCGTCTCCTGGGAAGAAACGTTGAACGAAGTGAAGGTGAAGTACATCGACCGCAACCTGTTTTTCACCGAGCGCGTGGTGCAGGCGCACGAGTCGGCGAATCACGCGGTGCGCGGAATGATCGGCAGCGCCACGTTCGACTTCCACGGATTCAGCAACAGTTCGATGGCGCAGTTCGCCGCGACCCGCGAATTGAAAACTCACTCCTACCCGCTCATGCAGCTGAAGGTGATCGCCAATCGCGTTGCCTGGAAGTTTCGCATGGGAGGGGTGTTCCGTTTAACGTGGCCCGCGCTCGGCATCTATCGGATGGTTGTCCGCATCGCCGCGATCAACTACGGCGCGCTCGAAAACGCGCGCATCGAGATCAATTGTGTGGAGGACATCTTCGCCATTTCGAGCACCGGCTACGTGCCTCCGCCGTTCCCCGGCTGGAACCCGCCGCCGACCGGGCCTCCGCCTCCGCCCGTCGCCGAGGAGTTGATGGAAGCTCCTTACGTGATGACCGCGCCCGCCGTCGACCGGATAGTCCTGGCGATGGCTGCGCGCGGGGATCTGTTGACGCAAGCGTTCAGCATTCTTTCTTCCGGCGTCGACGTCGCGGACAACCAGACCTTCACTCCCTATGGCGTGCTGCAGGCCGCGTACCCGGCGCGCACGCCGATGGATGATCCCACGGGCTTCGTGTGCGCCGCCGCGCCCCAGGTTGACCTCGACGAACTGCTTCCCATCGATCCATCGCTTCGGCTGCTGGGCCAGAACCTTTGCGTGATCGACAACGAGATCCTCGCGTTCACGACGCCGACGTTTAACGGCGACGGCACCGTGAGCTTCGGCGGCGTGCTCCGCGGCCTGTATGACACCGTGCCCGCCGATCACGCGACCAATGCGCCGGTGTGGTTTTTCTCTGAGGGCGCGGGACAGGTGAACGACGTGCCTTTCCTGGCCGACGTCTCGCTCAGCGTGAAGTGCCTGCCGTCGAACAACTACGGCGAGACCGACGCGACGCTGGTGACCGCGGTCGCGCTCACGACCAACAGCCGAGCGCAGAATCCGTACCCGCCAGGCAACGTTCTGATTAACGGAATTTCGTACCCGCTATCGATTGTGCGGGACGCGGTGATCACCTGGGCCGACAGGAACCGCGTTGCTCAGGGGCAGGCGGGCCTAGTACAAAGTGCGGCGAGCGTAGCGGGCGGCGTCGAGGGCAACTACACGATTGCCATCCTGATCAACGGTGTTCTGATTTCGACGCTCACCGGGCAGACGGGAAACACTTTCACCTACACGCTGGCCCAGCGTCTGATCGACAACCCGATCGGCGGGCTGCCCACGTCATTCAAGATCACGCCGGTCAACGGCGCGCTGGTCGGGAACCCGCGCACGGTCACGTTCCTGATGACCGGGTTCGGCGTCATGTTCGGCATGCAGTTTGGAGGAAAGCAAATATGAGTGTGACTTTTGGTCCACGCCGCGGCTTCATGATCAACGCCCTCACCGGCGATTTGCACGACCTCGCGTTCCGCGCCCTGCTCCGTGGGATCGACGCGCTCTTGATGGGTGCGATTATCAATCGCACGACTTCGGCTCCTCCTGGTTCCCCGGCGAATGGCGACGCGTACATCGTCAAGGCGACGGGTACGGGCGCGTGGGTAGGTCATGACAATGCGATCGCCATCTGGACGACTGACAATCCAGGCGGGAGCGCGTGGGAGTTCTATACCGCAACGGCGGGCGCGCACGTGTACTCAATCGCCGATTCCGCGCTCTACGTGTTCGATGGTTCGGCGTGGGGCGTAATCGCAGGAGGCGGAGGCGGCGGATCTTCGACGGCGATCGCGGGCGTGAACAACCAGGTGGGGACCGCGTACACGCTGGTCCTGGGCGATGCTGGATTTCTCATCCGTATGAACAACGCCGCGGCGAACGCGGTTACCATCCCGCCGCATTCAGCTGTTGCGTTTCCGGTGCTCACGGTGGTTTCAATCCGGCAGATCGGCGCGGGAGTGACGTCGCTGGTCGCCGGCGCGGGCGTGACGATCAACAATCCCGGAACGAGTCTCGCGCTTCGAAAGCAACTCGCAACCGTACAACTCGTACAGGTCGCAGCCGACGTGTGGGACCTCATCGGCGACATCACGGGGGCATGATGATTCTTTCGGGAGTAGTGGCGGAGGAGATCGGTAGAAAGTTCGATTTCTACCGGTCGCTCACTATCGATCACACGCTGGTGCCGAGTACGGACCAGGCGAATTTTCCCGTCCTGATCGTGGGCACTTATTCGTACCTCGCGACGATCGCAAACGGAGGAAGGCTCCACAGCGCGAGCGGCTACGACATCGCCTTTTCGAGCGACGTCGACGGGAATAATCTCTTGCCATTCGAGCTCGTGAGCTACGACCCAACGACGGGCGCGGTCGAATTTTGGGTGAAAGTCCCGACAGTCTCTCACTCCGTCGACACCGTGATCTATGTCCAGTACGGCAAGGCGTCAATCATCACGGACCAATCCAACCGGGCCGCGGTCTGGTCGAACGGATTTATCTCCGTCCAACATCTGCAGGGTAACTCAGGCGACTCATCCGGCAACGGGTTCAATGGCACGGACACCGCGATCACTTACGGCGCGGAGAAGATACAAGAGGGCGCGACCTTCAATGGTTCGACGAGCGGCATAACTCAAGGGTCGAGCGCGGCCCTGGGCGAAGGAGCGGCGTTCTCCGCTAGTGCCTGGGTTAAGTTCTCCACACTCCCTAACGGCTACAACACGGTCGAGGCGAAATCGTTCGCGAGCGCCGGAGGTCGGACGTTGCTGATCAAGTCCAGCGGCAAGCTGGCCGTCTATCTCGACACGACCGTGACTTATAACCAGCACGTCAATTACGACGGGTCCGGATCAAACACGCTCTCCGCGGGCGTCTGGTACTTACTCGCCTACACGATCGACGGATCTGGAAACACAACGGTCAAAGGCTATGTGAATGGAGCCGTCGACGGCTCTAACGTCGGAACCGGACCTTGCAACGTTGGCCCGATCGGAGCAGCCGGCGCAGTTCAGACGTGGGGCCACGATGCGGCCTTCGATCCTCGCTTCTTCGCTTGCGTGATGGACGAGTTACGACTCGCGAGTGTTGTCCGCACCGCCGATTGGTTCGCGACCGAGTTCAACAATCAAAATTCACCGAGCACCTTTTACGCGCTGGGCAGCGAGATCGCCCACTAGGAGAAAACATGGAGCAACTTTCCGAACACTTCACTGACACGGAGCTTCGCGTAGCCGGCCAGCCGGAGCGCGTGGTGAACAACGCGAAGTTTTTGTGCCTGCAGATCCTCGAACCGCTCCGCGAAAAGTTCGGCGCGCTCGCGATCGATTCCGGGTACCGCGATCCCGCGCACAACGAAGCTGTGGGCGGCGTGCATGGCTCGTTCGAGTACCTGGGCGACGAGTGCGCCGCGGATTTCCGTCCGCTCCCCACGGCATCCGCGTCCCTGGAGATGATCTTCGATTGGATGCGTCTCGAATCGGACTTGCCCTTTGATCACGTCATCCTGGAGCACGACCGGTCTGGAACCCCAGCCTGCATTCACGTCCAGGCGCACGTCGAAAACGCGAACCGCAGAGCGCGGGGCGCGTACCTCCGCTCGACCGGCAAGGCGAACGACACGGTGGAGTGCGATTGTGAGCCCGTATGATGACGCTCTGGCTGTTCCTGAAGGCGATGAGCCCGCGCACCTGGATTATCGCCGGGCTGGTCGCGCTGGTCGGCTACACCGGAGTCCGGCTCTACCACCTGGGCATCGAGCACGAGGCGCTGAAATCCCAGCAAGCGACACTCGAGGCCGACAAGTCCGAAGCGCAGAAGGAACGCGACGCGTTTGAGGAGCAGATGAAGGCGGCGCAAGCGACCGAGGCGAGCGCGATCGCAACCATCATGGCCCAGAATGCCCGGCTCTCCGCGCTCGACTCTCGCCTCGCAGCTGACCGGCAGCGTGTCACGACGTCGATCGCGCAAGTGGCCGCGCTCCCAGATCCGCAGCTGTTCGGTGATATCACCCAGCGCCTGGGGAAGCGCCTGGCGACGGACCTGGTGCCCACGTTTTACCCGACCGAGTTGCGCGAGATCGATGTCCGGCTGGCCGAGCTTCCACCGGTGCAAGACCAGATGACCGACCTCTCCGCGAAAGTCGACACCCTGCAACTGAAGTCCGCGGCTCAAGATCAGAACATCGCCGCGCTAAAAGCGGAACGCGGGGCGCTGTTCCTTTACGCGTCCCAACTTCACGACCATTACGCGCGGGCCTATGCCCTCGCTCAACCGCACGTGAGCCTGTTCCTTCGGATCATCACGTTCGGAGCGAAGAAGCAGAAGAAGCTCAACCTCCCCGCGCCCGAGGCGATCCCTGTCCCGGCGCAGTAAGGAAATCGATGAGTAAGAAAGTGAGGCCGCTCACACTCCAAATGATCGATGAACTCCAGCTAATTCTGGGTGCGATGGAACTCGGCGACTACAAAGCATCGCTTAGGGCGTGCGAGCGCGCTCAGCTGATCACCGATCAGTTGAAGGCGGAGATTGTCCAAGTCATCGAGGAGCGGCACCAGGACGAGCTCCGGGCCGTCAAGGCGGCGATGTCCTTCGGGAAAAAGAAAGCCACATGAAGCTGCTGGACGCATCGTCGGGCAAGTGGGAAGAGGAGCGGCTCCTGCTGTGGAGCGAGGTCGAGCGCCTGCAGGAAGCCCAGACCGAGGAGAAGGCGAAGGCCAAACACCAGATCGATGCGGCGCACGCGAAGATCCGCGACCTGGAGAGTTTGAAGTGGAAGATGTGGGCGGCGCTGATTCCCGCAGCCGCCGTGGTGGTGGTGGAATTGTTGAAGCTGTACGCGCATCACTGAGGAGGAAGTCATGGTGGTATTTGGTCTGTGGGTGCTGTCGCTGTTCGTCGTGTTCGGCCTGGGCGTGTTTGTCGCGCGCTACTGGCCGAGGAACATTCTGTTTTCCGATTACTCACTGCTCCGCAACGAGACCAAGCGCATCGAGAGCGCGCTCGCGGCGAGCGCCACGGCGCTGCATACTCGCTTCGACCAGGTGCTCGCGGCGCTGCGAGCCAAACTCTGATCACCGCGCTGGTGCAGTGTCCGCCGTAAGGTGACAGGAGGCCGGGGTGCGGTTCATCGTGGGGTATGTTCCAGAAACTCATATCAGCCCTCGCCGGTCGCACGACCGCATTCCTGGGCGCGTTCTTCGTGGCGGGCAACGTTCTGCACGCGCTCCACCGCCTGGACGCGACTTACATTACCTTCATGGCGACGCTGATGGGTTTCGTGCTCGGCCATTCCGTGAAGGAAGACTACTTCAGCAGTCCCGACAAAAAGCCCGCCGCCTAGCCCCCTTGTGCAAGGTGGTACCTCTGCTCCGCACAGCGGCCCTGGGGAGTCTCCCAGGGCCGATTTTCTGCCGTCTCGCTTGGGGGCCGTTCCTGAATTCGTAACAAGCGCCCCTTGACGTTTCCGTGTTTCCGGCGGATTATACGTCGAGCGTATGTTCTGGAAAACACTGCCCAGAACTGCACTTCCCCGTTGTTGGTAACCGCAATTAGTAACTACGTGTTCGCCATCGTGTGTTCTGGATATCGTATGGTAACGTGCCTGTAGACATCTTGGCACGGTGCAGGCCCGCCTGTACCTTTGGGACATGAAGAATACCAAACAGCAACGGGCGGCAGAGCAGGCGAAGCGGATGGTGCGCTTGGCCGAAGCGCACGCGGTGGTTCTCACGGGTGTGTGCCCGACTTGCGGCACGAAACTGTTTCGCAACATGTCGCTCTCCGGCTGGTGGCAGTGCGGTCACGTCGGAGCGGCTGGGTTTCAGAAACTCACGGGTCCTCACTGCGACTTCCAAATCTTCTATGACCCGACGCCCGAGCAGCATGCGGCGATCCTGTCGCAGGGGGTGCGGTAATGGACACCCGCTTTTTTGAGCAGGCCCTCGCAAACTACCGGGCAAAGACAGGCGACCAGCGTCCCTGGGCATCGCTCCCCGGTTCAGTGCGCAGCCACATCATGATGGCCGCGCAAAGCCTGAAGTTCGCGGCGGAGATCGGGCAGATGAAAGCGGGCGGAAAATCATGATCAGCGAACACATCACGGTCGACGAAGTTTTGGAGCGCACCGGAGTAACTTCCCCCCTGGGTTCCGTGGTGGGAACATCCATCTGGAGGGTTGTTATGAAAATCGTTACAATTCTATTCTCTGCTCTTATCCTCGCGCAGCTCGCTGGCGCGCAAACCGTCACCGTTCCCCAGGGGACTGCCGTCCGACTTCGCCTTAGCCAGAACGTTTCGAGCGCCGACGCGCACGTGGGCGACACGGTAAGTCTCGAAGTCCTGGACGACGTCCAAGCGGGCGCGATCCGCCGCGGTGCAGTGGCGCACGGCGTGGTCACCTTGGCTCACGAAAAGCGCCGCATGGGACGCGCGGGCGCGGTTGCGATCCGCGTCGACTACGTAGCCGCCGCCGATGGTTCGCGCGTGGCTGTGAGCGCGGAGCGCCAACAGAAGGGCAGCAATTCAGCCGGCACGATCAGCGCGGGCATCGTGGGCAGCGTCATCATCTTCGCCCCCGCCGCTCCGCTGTTCCTACTGAAGCATGGCAAGGACACAGACATTCCGGTTGGGACGCCGGTCGATGTAACCACGACCGCCGACGCCCAGGTGGATCTGGCGCAGGCTCCCGCCCCGGTGCATGCTCCGGTTCGCGCCGCGATCGCTGTCGTTCCCATTCAGGAGCGCGTGCCAGAAGGCCCCTACACTCTCGCCGGTGGCATTTCGGGTGCGGGCAGCGCGAGCGGTGACCAGACTTCCCTGGGCGACGCAGCGCGCCGCCTGAAGGCGAAGAAGCTCGCAGGGGTGAAGTAATGCCGACCATCACAACGATGTACGTCATGCTGTTCATCGCGTTCGTCGCCATCGGCCTGGCCGTGGTGCTGTTCCGAAGCCAGCCGAGCATGGTCTGCACTCGCTGCAAAACGGTAGCGCGCCCGAAGACGCGGACGGGCGGTAGCTTCGCCCTGGAGATCCTGCTGTGGCTCATGTTCCTTTTGCCCGGTCTGATCTACACGCTGATCCGGTCATCGTCGACGGCGAAGGTTTGCCCCGCGTGCGGCTCCGCCGAGCTAGTACCGACGACGTCGCCCGTGGGGCAGCAGGTTTTGAGAGGTGACCGCCGCCCATGAGGCAAATCGAAGAGATTGACCCCGAACTGATCGACCACGCCGTCCGGCGCGTATGCGCGGCGTCGCGGCCTCTCGACCGCGAGCTCGCGATCGCCACGCACCTGGGCGGCTCCGCCGAACTACTGGAGTGGGTCGAGATGATCTACAGGGACCCCGCCCCAGATCCTGATCCCCGCATCGCCGCAATGTCGAAGTTATTTTCCGCCGTGGCCGTGGGTTTGGAAGTAGGGTATGCGTTGGGTTTCCATGAAGCAGAACGGGGACGCCCGCGGATGAAGTGAGCGCCCCGATCCGTTCCGGTTGCGATGGCACTCCGGAAGCAAGGAGAATTATACCGTGAAAGCGAAAGCCAAAAAGCCGGGCCTGATCGACAAAAGTTTTAAGGTGCCAGTGGATGTCATCCGCGATCTGGAGGTGCTCGCTCCTATCTTCGGTTCGAACGGGCGCGCGATCCAGGTCGGGACCGAGCTTCTGGTCAGCAGGCGTCGCAAGCCGAGAGTCGAGCCGAGCGGCGAGCCGGTGGCCTCGCAAACCTACAGCATCACGCCGCGCACTCTGCACCTGGTGGAAAAGCTGTTGCCCTACTACGAAAAACGCGGTACCGTTTTGAGAGCCGTTGTCCAGGTTCTCCAGGAGCATCTTTGAGCGAAGCGCATGATTACCGTCTCCAAGTTCGGCACGTTCTGGGTGGTCTACTGTCGTGCGTGCGCGTGGCGGGAGGCTCCCGCGTCCTGGCAGGAAGCGGAGAAACTCCGCGCCGGTCACGTGTGCGCGCCGGAGATGACGCTGCGCATCGAGTTCGAGGCACGACCACCCGTTACCCTCATTAAGACGTAACCCAAGCCCACAGCCGCGTTCCGAAAAGGGCGCGGTTTTCTCTTGCCCTTTCGTGTTCCGTTTTTGAGGTGCAGTCCCGGCTGTTCCGGTGTATCCTACGTCCGGTATATGATCCCCCCTGGACTGAAGGAGTCCCTGCTGTTCCACCTCGAGGCTGCGCTCCGCATCGTCAACCGGCGATCGGAGCGTTTGCTGCAGGAGAAGCTGGGCCTCGGGGTGCGCGAGAGCCTGATCCTTCAGGCCGCGAGTTCCGATCCGCCCTTAAGCCAGGGGTGCATGGCCGATTGCCTGGGCGTCAACCGGAACGTGATGGTCCTCGAAATCGATCGGCTGGACGTCGAGGTTCACGAGGACAAGCATGGTGCTCGCGTGCGGGGCGCGGGGTACGTGAAGCGGGAGCGCCGCGAAGAAAGCCGCCGCGAGGCAACGATCGTTCTCACCGCGAAGGGCAAGCGCATGCTGGCCGCGATCCGTAAGCTCCGCGCGCAGATGTGGCGCGACGTGCTCCGGCCCACCACTGCCGAACAGCGCGAGGCGCTGGTCACCTGGGCACGGGATCTGATCGAGCAGGACGCCCCGCCACCATTCATCAAAAGCAAAACGAAAAAAAGTTGAGATAAACGTCAACCCGCGACTCTCCGCGTGTATCGTGTGTTTTGGGTACGATGTGTTCCGGATTTGCACAACTTTTCCACGATCGTTCCTGACTCCCCTATTGACATCGATGGTTCGCTATCGTACAAATCCAGAACAATTTCCGGTACTAGCCCACGCGATTTTCCACGCTGGTTTGTCGCGCCGACCCGTTACTGGGACGAAACGCGCGTTTCGGTTGTGACCCCTGGGAACAAAACAATCCAACCAGCGGATGGCCCCCGGCCCGACTCCACGGCCCTCGGCCCAACTGAAAGTGAACCAGCGCAAAACCAGCGACCCTGCACCCGGTGCTTGTCCAACCAGCGAATTTGGCACCAGCCGGGTGCGTTTTGCGCTGAATGTCTCGACTGGTTAAGTGTTCTGAAAAGAGTTACGCTGGCACTGACAAACCAGCGGAGTCGCGCAGCCAGAAAGCGCTGGTTGCGATGGCTCGAAGAAGATACCAACGGCCCGCGGTGAAGCAGATGGGAAGTGGGCCGAAGGCAAGATGGGTACTACGGTTCCGTGAAGATGTTATAAACGGAGCCGGGCGACGCGTCCGGATCTGTCGGAAGAAGTTCATCGGTAAGGCTTCCGAGATGACGAGGGCGATGGCACAGAGGGCGGCGGATGACTTACTCAGCAAGGGCGCGAACAACCCAACATTCCAGCCGACCACAACAATCACGTTCTCGGAGTTCATCGAAACGAAGTTACGGCCAGGGGCCTTTGCTGGGCGCAAGCTCGGGGGCCAGGTCACTTCGAATTCGCATCTGAGACATCACCTGATCCCGTGGTTTGGGGAGATGCCCCTGGCGGCGATCAAATCGGAAACGGTGCAGCGGATGGTATCGTCACTGATCGAGCGCGGGCTGGACGTCTCATCGATTCGCGGTATTTGCGGAACGCTCTCTGGCGTGTTCGCATGGGCGAAGCGCTGGGAGTATCCGACCGTGTTCAATCGCGCCGATCTCATCCTGCCCCAGGCGCGCAAATCCAAGAAGCCGAAGTTTTTCACCCTCGAAGAGACCCTGCTGATTATCGAAGCGGCTGGGCCTTTTTACGGTCTGATCTTCCTCACGCAGTGCGCTCTCGCATTGCGCCCAGGGGAGGTGCTGGCCTTGCGGGTGAGCGACTTCGATTTCGGAAACGGTACGGTGAACGTCGAGAGTAGCTCCGGCGCGGCCTACGGGCCGGACACGCTCACCACCGTGAAGGGGAACAACCCGGAAGTGAAACGGTTGGCTCCCGAGGTCGCAGCCAAACTCCAGGAGTATCTGCGGACGACGTGGAAGCCCAGCAAGCTCGGGCTGCTGTTCCCCGGCGAACGCAGCGGGAAAATTATTGCCTTGGTTTCGCTGAGGCAGAATATTCTGTACCCGATTCTGGAACGGCTGAAGATCCCGCGCGATGGGCGCAGCCTGCACGCGTTCCGTCACATGGCTGCTAGTGTGATGGGGCAAGCTGGGGCTTCTCCGAG